TCATCTGCCATTGGGAAGCTTTCAATCACAGGCGATGTATTTACAGGATTTTGATTGCCTGTATTACCCGGTACCGCATCGCTATGAGCTGGCGTTACAAGAGGCGGCAAACCTTTATAGCCAGGAGCTTTCTCAGGTGACACTAGGATTGTGCGGGAAGGCAGACCGCTCTCTGCTGGTATCGATACTGAATAAAGCCCTGTGACTTTGTCAATCGACGCATTCAATACACGAACGGCACTCGGATTAACAGTTCGTACCAGATATGTTTTGAGTGCATTCTCTGTGTAATAAAGGCGGCCACGAACGGCCATATTGACAGAACCATTAACGTCAGCAGCAGCTTTTAAAGAAGCGTCAGATGGAAGTTTGATAGCATCTGCAGGCATAGCGGACAGGAACATATTAATATCTTCTCGTCCTGGTACCTTATCGCTACCTTCACCCGCACTTGGAATATATGCAACAGAAGCGATCAGTGCACCGATGCCACTTCCTGAGATGGCTGTCCCAATTAACTCAGCGACTACGGTTCGTACAGAATTCCATGCTGTCGTAAGCGCAGCCTCACCCAGAGTAAAACCACCCAACCCTGTTTCGGCAAATGTAATTGGTGCAGCAGAGGCAGCTACTGCAGGAAAACCAGCAAAGCCAAATACATTCTGCTCTTCTAATTTTGAACGCGCAGCTTCAAGTGCAGCAGCTTTAGTTGCAGCTTCTGCCTCCGACTTAGCTTTAGCGTCAGCTTCCGCTTTAGCTTGAGCTGCTGCTGCCTGCTCAGCGCTCAAACGCGCAGCTTCTGCAGCTTGACGTGCAATTTCAGCCTGACGTTTTGCTTCAGCTTCAGACTGTGCTTGCTGAAGCCGAGACTGGGCATTTGCAAGGTTAATATTTTCTTGGTTAAGAGAGTTACTTTGAGAAGAAATATCATTACGCAATGCATCATTCTGAGAATTATAAGAATTAATCTCATTTTGAAGTTGATCGCGCTTATTTTTCGCTGGCGTAAGGATCGTATAGAGGATCCTGTTTGAACGTACGGGATCTACGCCTGCAAGACCTCTTACTTGTTCTCCAAGCGCCTGAACCCTCGCTGACAGTTCATTAACTTGGGGCAGCCTTGCGTTGATTTCGGCGTTGTTAGCGTTGATTTGGGCATTGTCAGAATTAATCTTATTTTGTAAGGCTGACGCATTGACAGAAGCATTATTGACATCACGCTGCGCAGCCTCTAAAGGATGTGCAGCATCCCATTCAGCCTGCTGACGCCGGGCTTCTTCTTCAGCCTTACGTTGAGCTTCTGCAGCAGCTGCATCATTCGCTGCCTTTTGCGCAGCAGCAGCTGCGGCTGCTTTCTTCGCATCTAACTGCACCTGAACAAGCGCGCGAGCTTGTACCTGACGTGAAGTTTCACCATTTCTCCAGTCTTTACGGTTGTTCAAAATTGGCCGCGAATAAAGGCTTACACCGGTAATGTTGTCATTCCCGTCAACTGTCACCATGTAAATATAGCCATCAACTGCTGAACGGAATCCCGATGGAACAGGTGCAGTTACATTGGTTCGAAGATTATCGCGACCCTCACTGCCTGAGTGACCATCTGACCAATGAAGCGAGTTATCTGGTACCCAATTCTTACCTCGTGAGATTTCAATGCGAATTTCACCATTAACCCATGTCCCTAAAATTTCGCCCGGCTTCGCTGGTGACAGGACGTATCGACCATTACCAGAATTGCCAGAAGGACCAGAGCCTGTATTAACACCGCCGGTCGGTCCTCGCCCACCACCTCCAAACTGGTTGTTATGAGCATTGTCAAAACCATTTCCTGAACCCATAAAAAAATTCCTCTTTGACGTAAAATAAAACCAATAAAAGAACTGTATAAATAAACAGTTAAATTGAATTTTACGCCTCATGCTTTATGAGCGCAATACTGTATAAAGTATTTAATTTCAGGAATTTACGGGAATTTTTAAACTAGTTGTATGCAATAAAATCCCATGACTGTTGAAAAAAATAATTTAGTAGATCGATCTAACAAAACATTGCTCTTTTATGTACTGCTGTAGCCCGGCTATTTGTTTTCCGGCTACTTCTATTCGCTCTCTGAGGGTGAAATAATCCCGTTGAGCGGCGTCAGTAAGTCTGGCGCTGGCTGCATCATCCAGGCTGGAGGTGCCGGAGGCGGATTGTTTCTGGCAGGTGGCATTGAGCTGCAACCGGCGCTTGCCAGTAGCAACATCATCATGCAGCTGATCGATAGTCGCTTTAGCATCGGCTAACTCCTTTGTGTATTTCTCATCGAGTGCGGCCACGTCACGCTGGCGCGTCTGCATATCGGCAATGGTGTCATTTGCCTGCTTAAGGCTACTGGTCGCGGTGTCACGCTGCGCCTTGTAGTCAATGGCATTGCCGCGGTAATAGAACGCGAATGCTACTGACGTGGCTAGTAGCAACAGAACCAGCAGGATGATCATAGCGAGCGCTTTAGCCTTTAAGGTCATCGGCACTCTCCGCCAGGCACATGGTGCGCTCCATATCGCGACGGTTCATCAGCCCACGCCACTTCTGCCCGCCAGCATAAATCCAGCTGCGCAACTCTTCACACGCGCCATCGACATCGCCTGAGTTCAGACGCTTCAGCAGGGTCGATTTAGAGAACGCGCTGGTGCCAACGTTATAGGTGAAGCTGTACAGGGCAGCGCGCTGATATTCACCCAATGGGATTTTAACCATCCCGTCGACCGCCTTTTTAACTGGCTGCAGGTCGCTCCACATCAGGCGATCGCATTCGCGGTCGGTGTACTTCTTGCCTTTGATGATATCGGTGCCGGTATGACCATCGCAGACAGTCCATACGCCAGCCACATCTTTGTAAGGCTCGTATACCCTACCCTCTACCCCGTCTTTACCACCGAGGAATACCGTAGCGATAGCCATAGCTCCGCCACCCGCGACAGCAATAAGCTTATTGCGCAGGCTGTTAGACATAGCCATGTGTTAATCCTCGTTGATGCCAGGCGCGGTGGGCCAGCGCTGAAGGGCTTTGATTTGCGCCAGGGTAGCCTTGCGTTTGTAATACCAGTTGATGCCGAGCGTGAACAGCGCGACCAGAATACCGGCCAGCACGCCTACAGCACTCCATTCATCGGGACTTAACCTCGTCAGCAGACCATTGGCGATTGTCCCGGCAGATGCGCCGTATGCCGCGCCTGAAGCCAGTTTGCTCATATCGATACTCATATCACCTCCTTGATTACGGGCGGTGCTGTAGGTAGTCAGAAGAAAAGAGCGCTCCTCCCCATCACAGCAATGAGGGTCATCAGATTCAATTTTGGGAGGGCGCTAAACGAAAAAAGGCCGCCTATCGGCAGCCTTCTGAAAAATTGGAATGTTTAAATGCTAATGTTTTTCGTTGCATGGCCGTTTAATACGCTTAATTCACAAAGCGCTGAGGGATCATGAAAAAACTATTAGGATTTATCATTCTCGGAATTTATGTATTTCTTGTGAGCTTTGGAGGCACCTTTGCAGCGTCTGTTGCCGCCGCAGCCACTAGACAAGTACTTGATGAAAGCAGAATGCCTCGATTCAGTTCTGAACAATTCGGAGCTATTGCTAAATCATCGGCAGTTTATGGGCTGTGCGTAGTCTGGGCAGTAGTTGTAGTCAGCATAGGAACAGTGATGCTGAAGAAATTTATATGGCCGACCTTAAAATATATAGGACTCAAGATAAGGTACTTTTTTCATGGATACTAATGCGCAATGCCTCAAGAGGTCCCTAATGCATACTGACACAATCGCACTTCTTTAATTACTGGCAGAGTAGACAGAACATACGTGGTAACTCATGCTTTGGCGATGTTCGCCGAAATTCTCAAATTTTAATCGCGACTTCGCAGCTTTTAGGAACACCTATCCCAATGAAGGGATATTCCTGAACCTATCCTCTACAGCGGATAATAAAAAAGCCCCGCCGACTGGTGAGGTCGCGAGGCTCTTTAACTATCACAAATCTATGGAACTGACCGGATTAAGTTTACGCGTTCAACAACAGCGCGCAACTGCAACTGTTAGGAATCATATCCCCAGCTTCCTGAAAAGTAAATAGCTCACGATAAAATAACAAGCGATTTTATAGCCCTACAGTTTCAGTTACGCCCTAAAGGAAAATTAAATCATAAGAACTGATCATATATCAGTATTAATTAATAGGAATGTTCTGATAGATTGTTGTAACCAAAGCTTCACCAACCTCACATTCAGGATGCCGTAAATTTATGAAAAAGATTGCCGCTCTTTTAATGCTCACCGCAGTATTTGCTTTCTCAAGCTCAGCTATGGCATGCCCTAAAGGCACGCATCCACACGGCGGAACCGGTTCTCACCATGCTGGCGGTACATGTTACTAACCCAGTAATTTAATAAAGTGCAAAGGTGCATGCTTTGAAAAAAACATTAGCAGTACTCTTCCTTGCTTTATCTCTGGGCTCAATTACACAAGCTTTTGCTGGCAACTGCCAACATGCAAACGATACTGCAGCAGATGGCTCTCGTTGTGGCGGACGTTCATCTGATTCACGTCCCGGCGGAAATTAATTAGCAATGACCCACCTCACGGTGGGTTATTTTCAACCTGTAACTTTATTCAGTGAGGAGTTAGCCCATGATTCCTCAATCTCCAGCTTACCGATTAGCTGGTCATAGAACGGCTTTCCACTTCGATCCCATGAAGCTAGGCTGACTGCATCGGTAATTGCGCAGATGCTGCGAAACGCCTCAACTGCAGGAATGCGCTCATATCCGCGGCCGCAGCAGCGCTTACAGTCTCCCATTACCGGCACGCCCTGCTCTTCAGTCAGCTTGCGATCAACTGCTCGACCTCTCCCACTGCAGTCACGACACGCTGATGATACGACACCCTTCCCGCCGCATGCCTTGCAGAGTACCCGCACCACCTCTTTAACGTTCCGGGATGATCCGCCTGATAACGGTGACTTCATGGTGAACACGTCAGCCTCAATGAACCCTTTCGCCTGGCAGCATTCGCAGGGTTTGACGCTGGCGGCGCTGCGGCAATAATCCATGTAGGCATAAGTTGCAAGCGTTTGCATAACCGCTGTCTTAATATCAGTGTCTAGCTTGCGTAAGGCGGCAACCTTATCGCAGGTACTCAATGCATATTCAGTTAATAACGATACGGCGCGTCGGGCGTCGTTATCGCTCACTCCAACCTTACCCATGAACGCACTATAGCCCAGCGGCGCCCGGCTCTGAGTCATTCCCATGGCAGCCATGTAGTCAGTGCCTGATAGCGCATCTGTAGCTGTTGCAGGCGGCATACCCGCAAAGCTCGCTGTTTTTGGAAAAAAATATTTTACTGTCGCTTCAAGGCTCATGGTGTTTCGCTCCTTTGTTTGATCAGCTCTCTGGTTTTCTGCCGGTAGTGCGCAGCCAGCTCCTGCAGCTCTTCCCGCGTCCACTTCTTCACGGGGTGCGGACCCATAAGGCGATCGAAAGCAGCCTGACCGATTTTCTTAATCAGGTTAGGCATGTAGTTTTCAATGTTGCCGGAAAGGTGCTGGTTGCAGGGTACGCACTGCTTATGGCAGTTGGTTTCTTCGTAGCGTGTAGCCGGTGAAGCGCCGCGAGTTCGATAGTGCCCGGCGTCATATTTTC